GTCGGATAAGCTGCGGTACTGTTCGAGTCGACGAGGTAATATTTGCCTGACATATATTCGTAGTTCCCCGAACAAAATTAACAACCTGTGGAACTAGAATTTGACGAATATTCTGAGGATTATCCATAGTAAGAATAGCAGTAGAAGTACCGACACTAGTTACGACTACATTTGAAGAATAAGGAGTCCCTATGACATTTTGGGTTGGTGCTATCAAAAGGCTCGGTGAAAATAAACTAATGACCCAGTTATCGTTAATACCCGTTCCAGTAATCTTACTCGGGCTGAAACTGACACTGCTTGTGCTACAAGCAGTGACTTGCCCTTGAAGAAATGTACTTTGGTCAGAAGCTATAATGACCTGTGATGTATTATAGGGTGCACTCGAATAGAAGCCGTCAAATACAAGTGTAACACTACTCAGTTTATCAGTGACCGTCACAGGGGTTGAAGAGTATGTAATTGGGTAATTAAGCACGTTACTGAAGGCCACGTTGGCCGTGATGGATGCTGAGTAAGGTGAGTATGTATTGTAATAGGCGACTGACCTGTTAATGTAAGTGATGGTGTTTGCGCCGTCCGAGAAATAGTTTTTGAAAGTGGGGAGATTTGTACGAATCTTGGCCAGTGTTTGCTGGTCTTTTACCCATGGTACATAATCTGAGCTTGTTGCCAAGGGATACACCCATCCTTGACCGGGTGTAAACAAAGTCGGAAGCGTAATTTTAAGAGTTGTTCCGAGTAAAAGATCTCCTCTGTAAGGAATCTTCACCTTACCGGTCCCACCAAACTGTACAGGGGTATCAAAGGGGTACTCGGCCGACTGCAGTAGAAATGTTGAGTGCCTACGGAAAACTCCTGTGAAGTAAGATACATCAGGAGTTCCATTTAGAAATACATCCTGCATGCCCTGAGCAGCAATCTGAATGCTACCAGACGACATTTCCTATAACAATCTGGTCTTTTTTATTTGCGCCAGATACTGCAATCTAAAACCGATATTACAGATAGGAGAATGTCTGATGTACTCAACCTTCAGCTTCGAAAATTCAACCCAGAGAATATACGAGATGATAAAATCTGTATATTTATCGGTAGGCGTGGTACTGGCAAGTCTACTCTCGTGACGGACGTGTTGTATCACAAGCGGCACTTGCCGGCCGGTATTGTCATGTCAGGCACTGAAGACGGAAACCACCATTACAAGAATTTTGTCCCAGACATTTTCATATACGGTGGGTACAGTAGGGAAGCTGTCACGAAGCTTGTGGAGCGTCAGAAAAAGATTGTAGCGACCGGTAAGATGTCTCCAGTATTTTTGCTTATGGATGACCTTATGTTCGACAAAGGGTTCCTAAAAGATCCACTCATCCGAGAGATCTTCCTGAACGGCCGTCACTGGGGGATATTTGTGATGCTCACGACCCAGTACTCACTTGATTTACCACCGGCTATTCGACAAAATGCAGACTATGTATTCATCCTGCGAGACAATATCAAAAAGAGCCGGGAGAATCTGTACAATTCATTCTGTGGTATGTTTCCTAGTCTATCAGTGTTCAACCAGGTGATGGATGCCTGCACGGAAAACTATGAGTGCCTCGTGGTGCATACTACAGCAACCTCGAACAAGATTGAGGACTGTGTCTTTTATTACAAAGCGCCTTTGCGCAGAAACTTCCGCATAGGTTCACAAGCCATGTGGAACTTTCATAAGAGTCATTACAACCCGAACGGCCGACCGGCCGCAATACAGTCGGGTATCAAACCAAGCAGGGTTGTTGTGAAAAAAACGTGATTTTTTAATCAACCAGCCTAGTAAATGGTCGAGCTTGTTGACATTCGTGATCATATTGCAGTTACACCGCCTTCCCTTACTAACCCTGCACCTCCATTTCCTACGCCACCCAATCAAGAAAAAAATACCCTCTCAGAAGTAGAAATGAACCTCTCTACTCCGATCGAGGAAGTTATGGACACACCTATGGGCCTCATGCAGCCCCAATCTGGTATGCACCAGCCCCAGATGATTGATGGCCGGGTCGTCGCCGAGCACCCCGCCGGTCCAAGCACAAGCGCACCCGCCGTGCAGGCGCCAAGCCACAAGACCTATCCTTTGAACCTGAATGAGGATCAGGTCCAGGCACTGATTGCGGGTCTCGCAGGTGTCGCTGCATTTTCAAAGCCTGTCCAGGAGAAGCTCATGAGTACTCTGCCCCAGGTCATCGCACCAGAGGGTGGTCTCTCAACCATCGGCCTCGTCATCACTGCTCTGATTGCGGCCATCATCTTCTACCTGATCAAGCGATCAGTCTGAAATATAGTGACCACAATAAGGCTTCCTAGTAATACCCCTATAAATACCCATTCTTCCAGCAATAGCCTTTAGCTTGTGAAGATTGTCCCAAAAGTGCCCAGAATGTTGAAACTCTGTAACTGTAATATGAGCCAATTCATGTAAGAGTACATGGAATACCTGGTTTTCATCTGTTCCTTCGAGACAGATGAAAATTTCATACCCCTTGTTTACGTTGTACCCAATCTGACCCTTTGATAACAGGCCTGTGATTATAGTCTCCTTGTGCAGGAGTGGAAAGTCCCCGGTCACTTCAAGTTCCTTGCGCAAAATGGCATACTTTTCTCGCACCTTTTGCAGGATGGTCGGCTCCTTCAGTGATGACCACACAGAAATGATAGCGAGTACTATGATGAGAAACTGGTGTGGTTCCATACCTGATAGTATCAAAGATTTAAAGCAGGCTCTGTGCCTTGGGTTTACCTCAGCCTCCTGAAAATAAACTTGGTGTACACGTCCGTGATGGTATTTTTAGGCTCCCTTACAAATGGTTTAAGTTCGAGTAAGGCGAGTCTATTGTCAAAACAGATCTCGATCAATTTTGTAAAGTAACACATGGGTTCTGGAACATGACCAGAAGCATAATAAGGGCCATCGGCCAGCCTGACCAATATCATCTCGCCTATTCTGTGGCCGTGCTTTCCAATACTCGGGCCTTTCTGAATAGTGTTTCCGAGCTCATCCTTCCAATACTCTGGAAGTCTCAGAATCTTTTCGGCATCCGGGGCGACTCCAAAGAACATACCACCCGGAACAAGTCTGTCCGATATTTCCTTTATACACTTTTTAAGGTAACCCTCATCCTTGAAGCAGTACTGGAGCGAGAAATTGAAGCAGATGTACTCGAAAGGTCCCGCCGGGGCTTCTGAAATATCACCGACCATTATGTTGGCCTCGGGGTATACATTCTTTGCCCTTTCCTTGGCTTCGGTGACCGAATCCCTGTCAGGGTCTATCATTGTCAGTTTGGCACGGACCATCTTCCACTTGGAAAGGTCTCCACCCCTCCCGCTTCCCACATCAAGGACCCGGGCACCTTGAATCTGTACAACATCCTTAATAATCTCTCGTTTTGTGTCGTTGTGCAACTTGCGCAGAGTATCCATACTTTACTAGAGTGTCTGCGCCTTAACTGTTAAAGAATAAAGTCACTTTATTAGTAAATGGGTTCTCTGGAGCAAGATTATATCACCGTCCCGGGCCAGATTTATGCACTGATTTCACTCGTGGGACCTGACTGCCCCCAGCGCGGCGACAAGTTTGGTCTGAAGATTCGTGGCGTCTTCAACTCTCGTGAGGAGGCGGCGAGTCACGCAAAGCGCTTGCAGAGGGAGGATGCTACATTCGACATTTACCTTGTCGACATGTACAAGTGGCTCCTCATTCCACCTGATCGTGAGCAGATTGAGGATGTCCATTATCAGAATGAGAAGCTCGAGGAGATTATGAATAAGTACAAGGAGAATCAGCGCCAAGCGGCCGCTATGTTCGAGCGCCGTAAGCGTGATATGATGGCCACACCTCTCAAGGAGTCTGACACTCCTTACATCGACCCATCTGACGAGAATTCCAAGTATTACAACAAGCCCGACGTTCCACCAATTCCTCACCCGTCCGAGATTCTGGAGGATCTGAAGAAGGAGTTCCCGGACAAGGAGATTGATGAGCTCGTGAAGATGGCCGATGAGCGCGTCGCCGAGGAGATTGAGAAACGCCGTATTCAGCAGGAGAAAGATCGCGAGGCTGCAGCAGCCCTGGCACCAATCAAGGAGGAGCCCATGAATATCACTTCCGAGTCGGCATAAAACGGAGACGAAGTCTCCGGGGCAAGGGACGAGAAGTCATCAGACATAATTTTACTCGTTTACAATAAGGATGCCACCAGCTCTGGCCATCATAATTAACGTCATCACCATATTTATGGTACTTTCATTGTACTTTATAGTATACACTCGGTTTGTGAAGAGAGATGAGCCATCTCAGACCGCTTTGCAGGTATGGAAATCTATTTCAAGCACTGAGAAAGAAAATGCATGGAATGGATTTTTAAATGAAACTGTAGCTCAGGCTCGAACTGGCCCGGTTGGAACATTTACAAGTTACGAAAAGATACTGCCAATACAGGCTCGTTTATATCAAGTTGATTTCTGAATTATAATAGGAACATTCATCGACTTACCTACAAAAAGACCAATTACAAATGCAACAAAAATCAAAAAGAGTACCTGTTTTGAAATACTATCAAAAAAGTTACTCTTTTTCTCGACCATCGGCGGCTCTGCATAGTAATATTGAGGCTGCTGTGGCTGGAATTGTGGTTGCTGCTGCTGCCATTCACTCTGTTGTTCCTGCTCTTGTTCACGTACAGGGCTGAGAGGTGGTGGTGGAGGCATGGCTGCCGAATAACTCATCTGAGTATTCATCTACTCCTCAACCTCATTTTCTTCCTCCTCCTCTGACGCTTCCTCCTCCTCGTCCTCATCATCACCCACGATGAAATCCTTCAAACTTCCCTCATCGTCATCATCCTCCTCCTCTTCCTCATCATCTGTAATCTCAGTGTCAGACTTGACCTCGGACTCGTCCGAGTCATAATCCTCTGGGTCAAAATCATCCTCTACAACTTCCTGTGGTACATAACGATCCGGTCGCTTTACCACCCGGCCTGAACGAGTCTGCTGGATCATTTAGATCTTTAGGGATTGTATCGTTTAAGTACTTTGGAAAGAATCGAACGCCATATCGAACAGCCATTCTCTGAATTATCTCTTCACCAGTTAGAGCCACGCGATTGGCAATTCTGTTAATATCATTATACAACTCATCCTGGTCGGCTCTTTGGGTGTAAAGGGACATTTCTCTGATATCCTCGAGAGCCTGGTACAAAGAAACTGATGCCGCCTTTGGATCTGTATAAACGACCGAATCACAGTGTTTTATGTTGCTCACAAAGGATCTGAAACGGTCTGGAGCCAGACCAGAATATGGGTGCAACTCATCTATGAATCTCTGGAAGGGCTCTTCTGGAAGAGGGTGATATGGAAAAAATATCGTAAATAGAAAGACTAGGAGAGCAATCTTGAGCCATAACTCCATCCTTGGTAAGCTCTTCTATAATAGACGGAGGAAGAATATACGGCTTTCCGCGAAACTCGGGTCCGCAGTCTGGGTCGAGACACTTTTGTCTGATTGTCCACTGGAACTGCTGACGGTAGATGCTGAACCAGATGTGGTTCGACCTATGTTCAGAGTTGATATTCTCACAGAACCTCGAGTTTGTCTGGACACAATATACCGCCTTGTCAGTCTCTTTCCTGGCCCGAAAGACTCTCTGGACACTGGCATCCTCTTGGCCCCGTATGTTTCGCCGGATAAACTCTTCAAGTTTGTCTGCACTTTCAGGTAGCTCCTCCGAGGTTTTCTCATCCATCTCATCAAGTCGAATAGAAAACAGATTCAAAATGTCAACGGCCGGTTCGGCCGGCAGGTCGGTCACACCCCCTGGGCCTATGCGCTTCCACGGGACATACACTGTCGAGTTGCTATCGGTCTTGTGTGACCAGAGCATACGAAGACCAGAACCCTGATAGACAGCCGCATCAATATCCTTGGCCCAATCTCGCCCCGGGAAGCACTCGGTCAATTCCATGATAATTCGGGTACGATATTGCATAGCCTGCTGCTTTGTCACGTGAAGGTCCGGCCAGTGAATATGGACCCCGGTCTTTACAAGAGGACCTATCTGACGCGGAGCAGAAATCGCAACAAAACAAGCCTGACCAGTAACTCTATTCATAGCCTGGCACAGTTCGATGATGATTTGCTGGGGCAGGGCTTCAGCCGCCTTGTAATCAAGATCGACAAAGAATCTGAAGATGATGGTTTTCTGCTCTACGATATAAAGCTTTTTCCTCTTCAGAGACTTGACATAACGAGAGTGAAACACGTCCGGCGAAGCGTTCGATGCATGCAAGACACCTCCATTCAACATCACATGCGTAATTGGGCCACTTCCACCCGACCACCTCTCCATATTTTAATAGGAGTCTAAATCTTTAAAACGGAGACGAAGTCTCCGGAGCGCCGCTAGTCCGGGCTCGTAAACAGAAACCGCTTTACGATTGAAATAAAGTCCTCCTCTGCCTCGGGCTCCTCGGGCTCTGGCACGGGCTGCTCGTCCTCAAAAGGAATGACTGATACTGGTGTTGAAGCTGCGGTACGCTCCTTTGACAGAATATTCAGAATATCAACCATTGTAAGATTCATAAGCTCACTGCGCTGAGATTCGTCACCGCCCCTGAGCGCAATAATTCTATCAACGAAATACGACTTGTTTTTCATTCTTCTAGTACTTTAGAGAAAAGCTTTGTCTTTCTGACGAGCGAAGAGCATAATGAAACTCGGGATTCTGAATAACATACTTTGTGATGAGGGGCCAAATCTTACGTCTAGAAATGCCTTCTAGGGTATCAAACTCTAGAAAATCATTCTCGTCGTAATTCTTCCGGAATGCAGTCTGTTGGGTTTCCATTTTCCGTTTCTCGTCCAAGAATTTATCGACGAGTTCTGGTTGATTAAGTGTGACAGTGTCGAAAATGTACACGTGATAAATTGCACCCTCTTCGGTCGTAAATTTAAAGTACTTGTATGTTCCATCTTTAAGATTTACAAGACCTCGGGTCTCTTCCTCGAGTTCGCGAACTGCACAACGAAGAGGGTTGTACACTTCGCGCTTTCGACACCCTCCAGTCACAAAGGTCCATTCCTTGTACCTTCGATCGTGAACGAGTAAAAAGTGCGGCTGATCATTTATGTAGCTTACAGGAATAGCAATTGCTTTATGCTTTTCCATCTACGATTCCTGAAGATATTTTTGATTCATCATAGACGAATCTTTGTATAGTTCCGGCCCGTGGGTCGTAGGTTAGCAAAAAAACAAAAACGAGCAGAGCGATCCATGCAGCCCAGTGCATTTATTATAAGGTAATATTTAGCTTCCGTAGCGGAGACCGGCCTGACCGCCCTCGATGCGCAGAACGTTATAGTTGACTGCGTACAGGTAACCCTGGGGAGCAGTGCCAACACTTGAGCCGAAGATGTCACTCAACTTGTAGCCAGAGGCCAGAGGAGTCATGATACGGAAAGTATCGATGCGTGAAAAGTTGAGTGTACCAGTTGGCTGGTACTTGGCCGTGTCAAGGGCGAAGGGGATGCACATGACATTTGACCGGATATCGACACCTGCGGCGTGGTAGCCGTAAGGTGTGTGGTAGTACTGGGGCACCTCGACCCAGTGGGGCAGAGGACGGAACTCACCGATATCGGTACCGTTGATCTGGATCTTGAGCTGCTGGTTGACGTTAGAGTAGGCAGCCACATTCGAGGCGATAAACTTGACTGGGTGGTTGAAGACAACCTCCTGCCGGTAGTCGTTGCTGATGGGCACACGCTGCACCTGGGTAATAAGCATCTCAAATGCACTCTTGGCGAAAAAGTCACGCTCATTTGGATCCAGGTACATGAAGTTGCCCCAGGCCTCGAACTGCAGGGCGCTTGGCAGGGTTGGCTCATAAGCCACGTTTGGTGGGAAGACGCCGACATTCTGGCCGTTGATCAGAGTGTTGACCACCTGGCTAGGGAAGGCCAGGGTCAGCTGGGTGGCATTCATACCAGTTGAGTCATATGTAACTGCAGTCACATAGACGATGCCGTTGATGCCTGCGTTTGTCAGGACCATACCGGGCTCGATCTTGTCACCGTAGGTGGCGTTGACTGTCGCCGTGCAAGTTGTCACGGCCGAAGCACCCTGGGCTGTGACGGTGATATCGGCCGCAATTGGTGGGTCGTAGAAGTACACCTTGGTTGGGCTTGCCTGCAGGATTGTGCTGAAGGTCTGAGAGTTGGCCATACCGACAGACACGGTTGCAATCTCACCGACAGATGTTGTGGTGCCAGTCACATAGACCAGGCCGCTGAATGCTGAGCCGCCGACAATTGCACCGACGTTCACATTGCCGATAACATTGGAGGTGTTGAGTGTGGCTGTCTGGACGGGGCTGCCGCTGCCAGTCACCCAGTAGACGCCTGCAGAGGTCTCAACGTTGGGGTCATAAGAGACACCGGTTGGGGCACCCTGTGGTGCCTGTGTCGCCAGGGCCGAGCCCCAGGTGATCCGGATCTCGACATCGTGGTACTGCAGGGCAATCAAGGGCAGAGCTGTCTGCCACTCCTTGCAGAAAAAGAACTTGAGTGGGTAGAATGCGTTGTCGTTATTAGCCAGAGTCACAGTCTGAGGAATGTAACGCTGAGAAAAGGTTGAGGCCAGGCACACTGGGTCGATGTTGTAGGTGAAGAATGGATCCTGAAGATCGACCACCTGACCGCCGATCAGGAGCTCAACACGATCGATAATACGAGTCCAATCAAGATCAGTCCGAACAAGACCAGTAGAATCCTTGGCTGTGAAATAGGTATAACTGAGCAGATCTCCCTTGCGCTCAACGCGAATAGTCGAAATACCCGCTGGAGTGGGCTGACCCTGAATCAGCATACGCTCCACCGATGACGCGAAATGGGTATGACGCTTATAGTTTGAACGGAAGAAGGAAACTTCGGGATTACCCGAGAGGTGCACGTCCTGGACACCTGTAGCAACAAGCTGGACAATACCACCAGACATTTACTAATATAATGTATTTTTTTTATGCTCAAGCTGCTGCAATTGACTTTGCGAGCGGATTTCCGGCAAGTTGATTTTGGGCCACATCCAGCTTCAGGGTCCATGGATTTACGTTGCCCTTGTATCCATTGAACTTGTCAAACTGGGGCTTTGCGTAGTTACCCATCCGGCCACCATCTGCAGGAGTTACGGGGAAGGACATATTATCCTGGCGGACACTGGTCACGGCGCCATTTGCATTCAATGGGTCGTTACGGACATTCATGCCACCACGTGGAAGCATACGGCCCTTGTTTCCTCGGTGTGTCTCGCCCCACAGCTGTTTCGGGTCAAGCTCGTACCCACCATCCTTGCGGAAGTACTGAGTTCCAAAGCCGAGCCCGTCTCCGCCCCGGTTCACAGTCTGAGACTTGATTGTGGGCTGCAAAGTACGCTGGAAAGTAGGCCGAGACTCGGGTGCACCGATTGGTCCACCCTGGCCTTGAGCCTGGCCACGAGCTGGATCGCGGTGATAAATCTTTGGAGGACGCTGAGTCTGGGTAAGACCTCCTTGTTGTGTCCATCCGGAAGGAACGACAGCCGCAGGAGGACCGGACCGACCAGGCAGTTGTACGAGTCGCTCCTCGTTCACGTTTGTAGGCAGAACACGGAACAACTGCTGGAATCCACCAGTCGATGGCACGTCTGGTCCGACAGCCAGACCGGGGCCGACATTCTTACGTTCAATTGGTGGAAAGTTATTCATCTTATTCGTCACTGCTTGGCGATTGTACAGGTTGTACACGGGCTGACCAAATGGATTGCGGTTCGCATCTGGACGAATTTCAGAAAATGTGGTGGCAACCTCGCGCTTGTTCAGAGGAACTCCTGGGAAGGGATCATTGATAAAGGAACCCTTGATACCCATATCGTTTGAGTTCAAATGGTACGTCTGACGAGATGCATTTGGAATAGGATCGATGATGGCCACGCGGGGGGGTGGTGCGGGGGCATCCTCTTTGTCACTCAATCGTTTACCGGCGTAGACCAGACCAACAACTGCTGCGAGAGCTATTGGGTCCATACTACTTTTCACTTAGAAGATTTTTAGTCAAGGCTGACAGGCCTTGTTGACGGGGCTCGAACAAAGGGACCTTCGGTCCCTAAGTTTGCTTTTTACTGACTGTATCGCTTTGCAAAAAGGACATTCTGGAGATCGGCACGTGTATTCGCTGGATCCTTTGTCCAGACACGTTGCTTTTCGAGGCCATACTGAGTAGGGAAATCGAATGGTTTCTCAGTCCAGTACCTGTTGAAAACTGTTGTACTCTGGGGACGGAGCACATCGTCCGTCGCCACAATCTCGGTGAGGAGTGGAACCAAAGGTCCTTTTTCCTGAAGCATACGAAGACCTGGCTGAAGCAGAGGCATTCTTAATTACTATTTAGAAAGAATTTACTTGGGTCGTGCGGTCAAAGACAGATCGCTGCTGCACACGCTCAATTGCGCGAGAGCTCTTGTCTGGGTCACAAGCTCCGGGCGTGTCGCGGCACATTGGCGCGAATCGATCTCCATAGGCTGCGGTTGTAAATGCATCGATATCGTTTGGTATTGTTGTCGATGCGACTGTGTAAAAGTTACGTTCGGCATCTCGCTGGCGTTCAAAAGGATGAATTATGTCCCACTGTTTTTGAACCTCATTCCGGACAGTCGGGTAATATCCGGCAGATGGGCGGTCTGGGTTATCCTGGTAATCAGTCACCAACACATTTCCCATTGGATTGTCAAATGTAGGCATAGTCACGCCGCGCATAGCCCGGCCGTCGCTCGTCACAACCTGAGCACGGCCTTCCTGGATCATACCCGAACGATACAACAGATAAAGAATGGCCAGTACGAGAGCCGCTAGGGCAAAAATACGTGAATCCCTCTTTATTAAATATATGATAACTGTCGTGTAAAGTATAAACCTGGTCGTGGAATAAATACGTTCCTCTGCGGTCTGTCTGGCTGATGGCCAGAACTTTAGGAGTTGATCATTTCGGAACAATTGGCGAATGTCCATTAATAGTATTACTTATTTTTCTTCTTGCCAGGCTGAGGAAGTGCGTTGACGTTACCGAGCATACCCATGAGCGCCCCCATCATAGCATCCTCATCAATCTTACCTTCGAGCTGCTGAGCGATATTCTCAATCGCACTTGCAGTCTCTGGGGGAATCATCGAAATGAGAGAGCCTAGAACATATAGATTGTTAAGATACGACCAGATGACATTCTTTGTATTGGCCGAAAGAGTGGGCCAGTACTTGGCCAGACTGGTCTCGACCAGGATTGGAATATCCTTTTCGTGCTCAAGGAAAAACGCCTCGTCGCGCTTGGTAACATACGAAGAGTACTGGCTCATCTGAGCCATATAGGTCTTGAGAGGCAGACGCTCATTCGTCATCTTGCCAATCTCAAAAGACTCCTGGTAACTCTTCATAGCTTTCTCATCTGGAAAGGTCTTCACGAGCTCATCGAGGAACTCCCCCATGAGGTCATTGAAAGCGCCGACTGTAGTCATTATGAATTTATAGTGTTTTTTGTTTCTAAGCCTCAAAAAGGCTCGGTCAACAATGCTTCATTTTTTGCTCCTCCTGCAGAAACAATAAAGTAGACTAGAATACCGTTTAGAACTGCTGGCTTGATAAAATATGAATTTGGAAGTCCGCTCTGGTTGTTAAGTTTAGCTTTGAGGTAGATGTAAAGTGCTGTGACGATCGCAGCGACCATTGCTGCAAAAAGTGGATCTTTCAAGTCCATTACATCTTATTCAGGTTTTTTTAAACAGACTTTTCTTCTGAGTGATTCAGGCATAAATGGCCTCATGATATTCATCGTAAACTGAACTATCCAGTAAGGATTCATGACTATGACCTTTTGAAGGTTATCAAGGTACCGGGTAGTTATGAGTGACGTGATACCAATAGCCACATTCAACTCTACGAGGTGTTTGAGTGTAAAGCCCTTACAGTCAAATACCCATATCCAGGGTTTGCCGTCGCCTATACGCTCCTCGAACGTATCTTTGTAGTGGCTCATGATACCTTCATAGTCGTTGTACTTTTTGGCATCGGCCGGGCACGTATAAAAGATGACCACTCCATCAATTTCCCCTATTTCTTTGAGTGAGTGGCTTCCAGGTTCCGCTTCACACACTGCACATCTCATGCTTCTGGCGCCATGTTTTTGTTTTCGGCACTTTCAGGCGCCTCGGGGAACAGGTCATCAGAAACTGGCGGCTGAGCAGGACCTGGTACTGCTGGTGTAATTGGGATATTCTTCACCTCGCCATCGGCCGGAGGAATCTCTGGAATCTCTGGTGGTGTCATCTGGGGTTCGGGCTCCATCTCTGGCTCGGGTTCGGGCTCGGGTTCAGGGTCAGCCTCATCAAAGTGGAATGACTCAGAGTCCTCATTCATCAAGTTGATGAGAATCTCGTGCATGGGAATCTGAGAGTCCATAGCATCCTTGATACAGACCGAAAACCGACCCGTGAGGTCAGCCTCGCGATCGTACTCGGACACATTCTTCATGAAAATCTTGGGATCCTTGTAGAGTTCCTGGGCGGCTTTCTTGTAGCACTCGTGAACAAAGTCCTCGGGTACCAAGGGCTTGATATGAATCTTGCGACGCTCGCCAGTCAGACGCACGGACAACATAATCTTGATGAAGGAGACGTGGGTGATGTTTATGAGCCGACCAAACATTGGAAACTCCTTGGTAATCTCAGCCGTCTTTTCCTTCACGATATTGTTGTTCCAGTTTGGAATTTCGCGCAGGAGCTTTTGGAACTGGATCAAGGGCTGGTACCCCTTGCACATAGTCTCCGCATCCACGTACAACTGATAAAATGACAAATTCATGTGCGGAATCATAACACTGCAGAGCTTGTACAGAAACTCGCGCTTTGCTTCGACGAGAGAATCCATTTCTATTTGATTACTTTTTCTTTGCCCTGATTTCACACGCCACCTTTTTAAGATTTACAAGGGTCGGAAGAGACCCGGGGTCCTCTTCGTGTACGGTTGTCTGTTTGGACTTTTTGAGTACCCAGGTTACGTACATATTAGGGCCACCTAGTTCCTGGACAGTGTATCCGAGCAGCCGGAGTTGTCTGGCTATGTACGCGGTCGCAAAGTTAACATTATACATTGGGTATCCTATAACAAGAGCGGGAACTGATAAGAAAACTTGAGGATCGCCAACTTCCACGGCGTACCGAATTTTCTTATCAAACTGTTTGAGAATTTCACGAAAAGTCTCTTTCCGAACTCGATCCTTTTCGGACTTTATTTTTTGGATGTCTTTGATGGACAACATCCCTACTTTACCGACTTGAGAGTTTCTAGAACTGCTGCACGCACATCCTTGAACTTGGCATATACGTCGGGCTTGAAAGCCTGGAATGGCCCGTTGCGGTCAGGCTGGACTTGTTCAGTCATCGAAATGATATCAACCTTACCGTCATTCAGACGACCAACCACATCGTACTGAATTCCAAAGAAACCGCGTAGGTTGATGAAAAGCATGCGGGCATTTACTGTACCATCGGGATTCTGGTTGATGAAGATTGTTTCTATGGGGAAAATCTCGGGATTCTTTGCCCGGATTGTGTTGGCCATGGTCTGGATGACTCCCGCTGGGACTTGAGTCTCTGACTTTGGCCCGATGTATGGATCCCGGTCCCTCCATACAAGCAGGGCGAGGACTGCTGCCGCTCCAAGCAAGAGTACGTTACTCATTACTCTTACGCGTTAAATTTTTTTTAGAGAAATACTCATTAGTCTTAATGGCCACGCTGGTATATTCAGACCGATGTGTGCATAGCATGGAAATTATAAAATTCATACAAGCAACTCCAGCGCTGAAGCCCCTTTTAAGGTTTCATAACATAACAAAGCAGGGGATACCTAGCAAGTCAATCACAAGAGTCCCGACACTCGTGACGGAGGACAAAAAGATACTGGTCGGCGGTGAAGTCAAGCAGTGGCTCATATCTATGATGCCTTGTGACTTTTCAGAGTTTGAGGGCTGGGGGCCAATGACTGCCAATATTGACAATTCTGAGCCTGACCTATTCTTCAGTCTCGACTCGTACGGAGAATCTCTCAAACCGAACATTAGCCCAGAACTTCAAGCTCGCATAGATGCAAATGTAAGTGACTCATATGCTTCAATACCAAAACCTACATAAACATTTCAGACACATCTTTAGTAATGAGACTTCGAACCATCCAGGCCGTAGCCATCAAGAGTGTATTTGAAGTCCTGAAGGATATCATCAATGACGTGAATTTGTATTTTGACGAAAACGGAGTTCACGTCATCGCGCTTGATATTGCACGCACGGCTCTAGTCCACATGACTCTTGCGTCGGAAAACTTTGAAGAGTACGAGTGTAGTGTCAAGGTTATTGCTAGTATGAATATGGCCAACACGTACAAGCTGCTCAAGTCGGTCACAAATAACGACACGCTCGAGATGAAAATCTCAAACGGAGAGACCCTCGAGCTGATTGTGCACAACCAGTCCAAAAAGTCATTCTCCAAGTTTAACCTAAAGCTCCTTGACATTGACGAGGACCTGCTTGAGAGCCCGGACCTTGACACGGATGTCATCACCACCATCCCTTCGGTCGACTTTCAGAGAATCTGTAGGGACATGGGCAACTTGGCCGATGATATTAACATCTTTCGCGACAATAACGTCCTTGAGTTGAGCTGCAGGGGTGACTTTGCGGACCAAAGTACATCGATCGAGTGTCCAGAGAATATCAACAAGAGAATCGGAAATACTTTCAGTCTCAAGTACATCAACTTGTTCACAAAGGCGACGGGTATGTGCAGCAGTGTCCAGATTCTGCAAAACTCTGCGGACGATACACTTCCAATCATCCTGCGTTACACGATAGCAAACCTGGGTGACATGAAGTTCTACCTGTCCTCAAAAACTGTCGACGAGATTTAAAGATAGTGTTATAAAAAAATACATGGAGGCTGCATATCAGAATAAGATTAAAGAATTATCAGAAGACCCCGAAAGCATGATTGAATACATGCTTTCGGCGGCTCCTTTCATCAAGGAATATTACACGGACCGTAAGGTTGAAGATACGGGTCAAAAGAGCTCTTTATTCAAGAGCCGAAAGATCGGCATCCAACGAAAGGACATTTACGAAAAGTACATGTCGACCGTTGAAAATGAAACGATCGGGCCATCAAAAGCATCGCTCGTTATCGTTCCGTGTGCACAGTGTGGTTCCATAGACTTTTTCATAGATTCGGTCGTGAGTGACGAAATCTGTAGAGAGTGTGGTATAACAAGGTATGTACAGTGTGACGAGGTTGGTTTCAAGGAGGAGCAGGAGATTGAAAAGAACATAATATACACATACAAGCGCGAGAATCATTTCAATGAATGGGTCGCGCAATTCCAAGCAAAGGAATCCACTAATGTACCGAACGAGGTGATAGAACAGATCCGCTCCGAGTTTAAAAAGCAAAAGATCAAGGATGTCTCGGAGATTACACATGCAAAAGTAAGGGCTCTGTTGAAGAAACTGAATATGAATAAGTACTATGAGCACGTTCCGTACATTACTACAATCCTTAACGGAATAAAACCACCCACAATGAATCAGGCTCTTGAAGACCGACTCAGACTTATGTTTCACCACATCCAAAAGCCATTCGAAAAACATCGACCCCAAGACCGTAAAAACTTTTTGAGTTATTCTTACGTCTTGTACAAGTTTTGTGAGCTTTTGGGCGAGGATGACTACCTGCCGTGTTTTCAACTTTTAAAATCAAAGGAAAAGCTTTACAAACAAGACCAGATTTGGAAGAAAATCTGTCAAGAGCTGTCTTGGGAGTACATCAAGACGATTTAGCCCGAGCACATTACGCAGCCCTCTTCCATACGACAGACCGGTCCGTTTGTCGACCCATACTTGCTTGGATCCAGAGTAAACTGGACCGGCTTGGCCTTTGGACGCGTACGCAGATAGTACATGCCCGTCTTAAGTCCGAGCTTCCACCCGTACATGTGAATACTCGACAACTTGGAGGTTGTTGCGCTCTCGACGAATAGATTCATAGACTGAGACTGGTCTATGAATGGCCCGCGATCAGCCGCCATATCCATAATGGCCCGGGGCGAAATCTCCCATGCGGTCCGATAAATCTCTTTCAGATTGTCTGGTATGTCAAGTTGCTGGACCGAGCCCCCGTTTGCTATTATGTTATCCTTGATGTCCTTGTTCCACTTGTCAATCTTGCGCAGGTCCTTTACTAGGTGCTTGTTAATCATAACAAACTCACCGGCCAGGGTCCTTCGCAGGTACAGATTGGTCGTGTATGGCTCAAAGGCTTCGTTGTTGCCCATAATCTGGGCGGTCGAAGCAGTCGGCATAGGTGCGACGAGCAATGAGTTCCGAAGGCCGTACTCTTTGATGTGCTTTCTGAGTGTACTAAACTCAAAGTATGGTTTGACTCCCCACATATCAAACTGGAGGATCCCCTCAGACGCGGGAGATCCCTTGAAGGTTTCATATGGACCCTCCTCCTTGGCAATCCAACACGACTCTGCAAGTGCCCCAAAGTAGATTTGTGTAAAGATCTCCTTGTTCAGCTGTCGTGCCGCGGGTGAATCAAAAGGCAAACCCATAATCTGAAACACATCTGCAAGACCCTGCACGCCTATGGCAATTGGTCGGTGACGCATATTTGACTTTTGGGCCTCCTTGGTCGGGTAGAAATTCTTATCAATCACTCGGTTGAGGTTTCGAGTCACGACCCGGGTAACCTCGGACAGTTTCATCATGTCAAACTCCATAGTACCACTTGTCCCGTCTTGTGCTCCCCACGAAGTCTCTCTCAGAAACGAAGGCAGGCAAATACTTGCGAGGTTGCATACGGCCGTCTCATCCTTGTCTGTGTACTCAACAATCTCACAACACAGGTTGCTCGACTTGATTGTCCCCAGATTCTTCTGGTTCGACTTTTTGTTGACCGAGTCCTTGTATAGCATATATGGAGTACCGGTCTCGACCTGGCTCTTGATGAGGGCGTTCCAGACATCCCGGGCCTTTACGGCTCGCTTGAAACGACCCTGCGCCACATAGGTCCGGTATAGCTCGTTAAACTCTTCGCCATAGACATCGGCCAGACCAGGAGACTCGTTGGGGCACATAAGGTGCCACTCTTCGTCAGCCTCGACCTTTTCCATAAATAGGTCCGGGATCCAAAGAGCCGTAAAGAGGTCACGACACCGTGACTCTTCGTCGCCCTGGTTCAGACGCAGCTCCAAAAACTCCATAATGTCTGCGTGCCAAGGCTCAAGGTACACAGCTATGGAACCCTTGCGCCGACCACCCTGGTTCACGTACCGGGCAGTATTGTTGAAGACTCGGAGCATAGGGATGATTCCGTCCGACGTTCCGTTTGTGCCGCGAATCTTGGCACCCGAAGCCCGGACATTATGGATATGCATACCGATACCACCCGACCACTTTGAAATCTGGGCACAATCCTTCATTGTGTCGTAGATTCCTTCGAGCGAGTCATCCTTCATGGCCAGCAAGAAACAACTCGACATTTGGGCACGCTTCGCGCCCGCATTGAACAGTGTCGGCGTCGCGTGCGTAAAATACATCTGAGACATGAGGTTGTAACTCTCACGGACTCGCATGTAGTCGTCACCGTGGATACCAAACGCAACACGCATAAACATATACTGGGGCGTTTCACCCTGGTTCAGGTACATCTTTTGCAGAGTCTTGATACCAAAGTAGCCAAAGTTATAGTCGCGCGAATGATCTATCCACGAATCAGCATCCAAAGAGAGACTCTTCATAAACTCATCCGAAACGACGCCCCGGCTATAAAGTCCGAGCATCGATTCAGAGAAACACTTGGGGCTGGTCTTCTGCATATTACTCACGACTATGCGAGTCGCGAGAGTTTCATAATCTGGGTGTTCAGTAATCATATGAATAGCCACATCGGCTGAAATTTCGTCAATCTGGGTTGTTGTTATACCGTCAAACATATCAGAAAAAACCTTCTGGGCAACCTTGTCCGCCTGGACAGAGAGCCCCTTGCAAAGTCCCTGTATGCGTTTAGTTACCTTATCAAACAGCATCTCTTGTTCCTCTCCATTCCTCTTGATCACCCTCATTGTGTTAACAGTGTGGTATTTTTTTATACCTATAAAGTAAATGGCCCAGCCAGCTGCTACACCGGTTTCGACCGCATTTCGTTCAGTGATGAATCAAGAGCGCCTGCAATTTATGATTCGGGACAAGGTCAAGGAATTGACTGGGTACTCGATCGATCGTCAGGATGAGAGTGATCTTCGGGCTCTCATGGGTAAGGTGTTTACGAATATGGTCGGTGACCCTTACCGCGATATTCAGGGCCAGGTGGACCGAATGAATACTCAGGTTGTGAACGAGGCCTCTCAGACTATATCGATTGGTCTAGCTCAGCGCCTCAAATTTTTGAGCGAGGTGAACAAGCAGCCTATTCCTTTGCCCGTGCCTTTGTCCACGACTACATATGGCCAGAAGTTGCCTGGAAACTTTAAGATCGGATTTTGAGGGCTCCAGAGGCTTCGCCTCTGTTTTGGGTTTTAAAGATATGACTCGCTAGATATACAATGACGAGTACAATGAATCAGTGCAAGACTGATACTCAGGAACTGTGTAAGGTTAAAGGGTGGGACAAATCATCCATAAGTACGGTATGGCTACTATTTACTGAAGAGGTAGGCGAACTCGCTTCGGCCATAAGACAGTATCAACGAAACTACAAAAAGACCGGGCTCAAAAAGGACCGGGGAATAGATGTCACTATGGAGATGGGTGACGTGTTTAGTTATCTCTTTCAGTTGGCCGCAATGTTGAATGTAGACCTAGATGAAATGTGGGAGCGCCACACGGAAAAGGTCAGGGCCAAGATGTACAAAGAGGATACAAAAAAAACTTAACAAGTATTAGAAATGGATGACTTCATCCAAATGAATAGGATCAATACACAGGCGATCCCTGGTCCCAACTTTGCTCCAGGTGTGACCAAGGATGGAGGCGGGCTTGTTGCACCAGTCGGTGGCTGGACAGCCCCTATCGAGCAGAAATTCCCTAAAGATCCAGAACCAGCCGGTGAGCGCCCGGATGTCGGCTATCACCCTATGGAGGTGAACATGTCTGGTCCTATGTGGAATCAGACCCGTGAGGCTCGTCCGGCAGTTCAGGGCTGGCCAACTCGCTGGCCGCGCCGCCGTATGCAGTTTGACAAGGGTGTCACGATTATCGAGGCACCTTCTGGTCAGATAAAGACTGGTTCTACGGGAACTGACATTATTTTTATGATTGCAGGCGCGATCCTAATTGCGTATGCTATTTCTGCTAGAACATAGCAACCTTTCGAGGTTTCTCAAAATGAAGCTGCTTTTCTAGTAGCAAACGCTTTTTGTCTTTCGCTTCGCCTAAGTTCGGGCACTTGTGCTCTTCCAACTGGATACACCCCGTGCACAGAGTCTGATTCAGACACTCTTTGCACTGGAGCAATATCGACGTCTTTTTCTTGCAGTGGCTGCAGCCCATCTTCCTTGTGGTACATTCGCTCGTCGTCTCTAAACTCAGATAGGCCGTGAGCACGTCCATATAATACTCTGTCCCATAATTCTTTCATCACGGGCAATTTCTCGGCAAACCAGAGTCGGTCTCTCTTCATATTAACAACCACGAGTTCCTCTGGTTCGGGGCGGTATTGTATGAAATCACACTCTTCGAGATTGAGCACATCCAAAAGGACCTGTACCTGCGCGACATAGTGCTTGGGGCATTCTTTCTTCAATCTATTTTTAGGGTTTGGGCATTTAATCTCAATCAACTTACCAGACTCTGTTATTCCATCGGCCGAGCCCCCGAGCCACTTGTGCACAGGGTGCTGAACGAGCCCAATTTCGTGGACCACCTCACCATAACGTTCTGCGTAGAGATCACGTGCGACCGGCTCGTACTTTTGACCCCACTCGGTCCGCTCATTCCCCTTGAACGTATTGAGCTGTGGATACACCTTGTGTAGAATAAGCACTTCGGGTGGCTTGAAAAAGTTATCCCCAATGGCAGAAGCACAATCACTGGCGGTCAGCATTGTGTTTCTGAGTCTGTACCAGTTGTCAGATCTCTGGTCATCATAGTTTTGTTGTAGCAGCTCCGCGATCCTCGGGTGCATACTTACATCACACGAGGTTAAACTCTTTAGTTGCGTTGCTTTTGGGAATATGGAGTTTCATAGTTTTCAGGGCTATAGCAGCCGCATTTTGTTCAGCTTGTTTCTTGGTTGTCGCAAACCCGCACCCACACTCAAGGTCATCGATAAGCAGGGTGATGTGGAAGGTACCGTTGTGGTGGCCGTCCGTCCGGTACTCAATCTTGACCTGTTTCTCTTGGGCCTGTGACCAGCGCATAAGCTGGTCCTTGTAGTTGTCATCGTCCGAGAATGAAATGTTCACCTTGTTGAGCAAGTCGAGGACAAACTTTTTGGCATGAATCATACCAATGTCCAGATAGATGGCACCGATGAGAGCCTCGAGACAATCCTCGAGAATCTTGGGGTTGTGGTTCCACTTTTTGCTCATTCCCTTATCATCCATAAGTATCCATTCGTAAAGTCTGAGGCACTTGGCAATTTCGGACAGTGTTTTGCCTCGGACGATTTTGGTTCGGGCTTGGGTGAGGAATCCCTCTTGGTGCTGCTCAAATTTATCAAAGAGGTACCGTGTGATGACAAAACCCAGTACAGAGTCTCCCATAAACTCAAGAGTCTCGTATGACCCATCCACAATATACTTTTTACTAGCAGATTTATGTGTAAAAGCGCGCCGGTACAAAGATAAGTTGTTCACCTTTGTACCGACGAGCGCCTCCAACTTTGCACGGTCCAGCTCGGGGGCCGGAACGAGCGAAACAGAAGACTCCTCGTCACTTGACATATTTGTTATATATTATTACACCATATTTTTTAAGTCCCTTGTAATTCAAGCCTTGGGTGCAGCGGGCTTCTTGACAGTTGGCTTCTTGGGTGCAGCTGGTGTCTCCTCGACCTTCTTGGGTGCAGCCTCCTTCTTGGGCTCGACAACCGTCTTGACGTAGTGTGGGTTGATATACTTCTGGATATTCAGGAAGGTAATCTGGATACCCTCGGGAGGGTTCAGCAGATCCTTCAGTGTGGCATCAAGCGAAATAAGCTGACCAGCCTTGAGACCCTTCTCGGTCACATACTCGTTCAGCCTCTTGGTCACCTGGGAGCGTGAAATCAGCTCACCGGGTGCCAGCTTCAGGAAAGTGCGCAGCTTGTCCGTAACCTCCAGAGGCTTGTTGAAACCATTGTTGGCCACACGATTCTTGCTCTTCTCGCCAGTGGGGTCCTCAATGTAAGCCTTGATCTTTCGCACGTCCTTGCGCAGGGACTTCAGCTCAGCCAGGAGGCTCTCAAGGGTAACGGGGGTAGTGGTAGTGGATGCCATTTCTACTATACTATAGCCTCGAGTCTTTAAGTAAATTATATTGGTTACTTTTAATGGTGTTGACCAGGATAGTCCTCTTGGTGATGGCCAGTGCACTCCTGGTCACTTCGTATCTGGCTATGAAGTACTATAGGGACACTGAGAGGGAGCCAGGGAAGTACATGAGGCGATTCTTGTACATTAGCATCTTCGGCTCTTCGTTACTCATAGTCGCCGCGGGCTTTCAGTTTCTCTTTGCACTAGCTGTAGCGGTCGTTTTGACACCTCTCATCATGTGGTACATGAAAGGGGGTCAACCGGTCAAAAAAATAAAAGCACTGTACTCAACACTACCAGAAACAGTAAGACAGCCATTAATGAAATCAGTTGACGAGGTGTCTGGGAATCTTGGAAATAAGCCTTGACCTTTTCAAAAGGTGCGCCAGGCAGTATACTGGGATCCTCGATGACTGTGGCTGTCATAAGCTCATTTCCTATACGGAGGGGCTCGTTCTGCAGGGGTTTGTTTGTACGGGCTGTGAGAATAGCCATTGGCTGGATTGTCTTTCCAGAACAATCCACCTTACAGCAGCCGGGATCGCATGAATATACAAAACCATTTTCGAGCCGTCCGCATATCTTTGTCAGGGGGTTGGAATCGCTTGACATGCACTGACAACCTTCACATGCCATTTATATATGTGCGGAAAAGAATCCGTTAAAGATTGTTTTGCAGTTGTATAATGGAGTACAGTCAGCCCGTGAAGATTCCAGACGGCCGTTACTATATCAAGGTGACCAAGGGTGGTGAACGTGTGTTTTACCAGCTGAACAAGCTAAAGCTTGTGGATGACTCTCTCTTGGCGACCAAGAATCTGACGTTTACACTTCCAGAGAATGCGTGCGATATTTTGTCAGCCGTTGAGCACGAGCTGTTGTCTCAGGCGGTCGCTAGCAAGCTCGAGTGGTTCGGCAAGGAGATTGCTGATGAGACAATCACCAAGGCTTACCAGAGTGCGGTCGAGGGTAACACATTCCAGGCGCCTTTGGCTACAGTGAATGGCCAGGTTGTTGTTGCGGCCTATGATTCCAAGAAAGAGGCTGTCCAGCTGGACCAGATCCAGAAGGATGCAGTTGTTGATGTACTGGTTGAGTTGTCAGGATTGTGGTTCCTTAAAAAGTCATTCGGGCCCATCTTCCGTCTTGCTCAGATCCGCGTGCCCAATCAGTCGGTCCCTCGGAAGACTTTTCCGACCCAGTACCTTTTCGATGATGCTCAGGATGAAGTCGAGGAGAGCGAGTCTCCGACCGATTACTTGGACTAAATTTTTTGTCACCATCTATTAATAAATGGCATTCGATTGGAAGAAAGCACTGATCGCGGCCCTGGTAGTATACGCTGTGTACCACTTTTTCTTTCGCAAGACCAGCGGCTACAAGCTGAATGACCTTGACATGAGCCGGTCCGGTAACTATGGCACAGGTCCAGCAGCCGCCGGATATATGTCCATGGCTGATTACAGCTCCGAGTTCCCAGGTGGCGAGAAATTGGGTGAGTTTACCCCAGACAAGATTCTGGCCGGCCAGAACTTTTTGGACCCACGCAGCCAGATTGGTTACCCAGAGACAATTGGCGGCAACCTGCGTAACGCAAACCGTCAGGAGCGGAGCGAGCCCCCCAACCCCCGTGCACCAGTCTCCATCTGGAACCAGTCCACGATCCCACCAGATGTTATGCGCCCAGCCTTTGAAATTGGATCGGGTGAGTATTAAAGATAAAAAAAGCTGTGTTCACACTAAATGGCTGAAGATATGAAACGTGCCATGGGCGAGTGGATCGAGCTCAAGAAAAACCTCACAGAGGCCCGTAAGGACCTTTCCACCCTCAACAAGCGTGAAAAGGAGCTTCGTAAGTACATTCAAAGTTTTATGGTTCAGAATGAAGTTGATACAGTAAAGTATGATGCGGCAAAGGTTTCAGTCAAGACGACCAAAAAGACGGCACCCCTTACAAAGGAGAATCTGAAAAAGGGTCTGCTTGTGTTTTTCGAGGATGATGAGACCAGGGCGGACGCTTGCTTTGAGGCCATCATGGATAACCTACCCAAGACTGAGTCCAAGTCTATTACCGTTAGTGGCCTAAAGAAAACGGGCACTAATTAAGTAGAGACGAGTTATACGTATGGGTATCTTGAACGAATACTACGAAGACGCATTCAATGGCGAGGATGTCATCGAGGATCAGGAACTCGATGAGGAACCTGAGCCTCTCGATCCCCAGAGTTGGATGGATTGGAACTCAGAGCACCTCCTCAACATGTGGATGAGTCTTCGGCAATACAGGGAGGACAACTACATTAACAACACGATGCTAAACTTTGCAACTTTCAACGACTTTTGTCATTTCGTCATGAGATTTTCTCGTTAAATAATAGATGCTGCCTGATATTACAGGCCCCAAGGTGCTCCCGCCGAGCTTACTTTTCGTCGTGCTCTCGTCAGGTGTAGTTAAGTATGGAATTGCTTTCAATGCTCTTTTGATGACTATTTTACTAACTTTTATTTTCCGCTACATTCTTCGTGTGACTTATAAACCGGCCGACATCATCATGCCAGCGCTGCTGTATGGAGTCCTGCAACCAGGTAACTTGATCACTATACCAACAGGTGAGCCCGAAAATAGCCCAACCGTGCTTATTACTCACACCTTTATCTATGCCGTGACTTTCGCGTTATTGCGAGTCCAATTTCCTTCGTTTTATTAACAAAACGAGGCCGAAGGCCTCGACTTTGAGCTTGTGCGGCAAGGCTCCGCCTTGATTTTTTGTTCTATTATTAATGGTCAAGCATCTCGCCATCGGGCCTGGTTTCATAGGGTATTTCGCATATGTGGGAGCCCTCAAGAAACTGGCCGACGAAGGAAAGCTGGACAATCTCGAGGAGATGTCCGGGTCTTCCGCAGGCGGCCTGGCCTCTTTCATGTACATTGCCTCAAAGGGTAATTTTGAACGAATTATGAATGTTTCGCTCAAAATTCCTCTCAAAACCCTTATGAAACCACACCTCAAAACACTATTGACCGAGTATGGTCTCGTTCAGTACGATAAAGTCCGTAAACTTGTCAGTGAGACACTTTCTAAGATTATTCCTGGTCGGACCGATATAACATTTAAAGAGCTTTACCAGCATTTCCCGATCAAACTACATGTGGCTGGATTTTGTATCGAATTACAAAAGACGGTTTACTTTTCGGTCGATAATGAGCCCGATATGAGTGTCGTGCACGCTCTTTGCATAACAGTCTGCGTCCCGATGCTATTTCCACCCTGCAAATACAAAGAATGGAAATACTTGGATGGCGCGATGGCCGAGACGACACCTTGTGGACCCTTTGTCGGTCGACAAGATAGTTTGGCTCTGGGTCTAAAATTTGATTTTAATTATGTAACACAAGCAGAAGATTTCAAGTCGTATATACAACTTATACTAACATCCGTCCAGAAGAATCGGTTCAGTTACTGTGACAGTATTCCGCACGTCTATATAGATATGAGTGGGTTTGACGTATTCAATCTAGCTTCAGAAACTGAGGAAAAGATGAGAATGTTTGTGCACGGCCATACAAAATTACTGGTTTCATAAACAGCTTCGAAGCCCCGATATCAACCTTGAAATGATCCACCTCATAGGCCCGGGCCATCACGTCAAACAGGTCAAGCACATCCCCGACCGAAGTATGAGTCTGAACATAGTCACTGCCCCGTATGTGGCGCACATACGTTTCGAGACGCGAATCTGTCCCAACGACCCTGTTAAACTTTGGGCACAAAGTCGTCAAAAACCTCTGCGTACAAACCAAGGTCAACTTGTTCCATCCAGAGATGTAACAGCCATTCTCTGGCCGGAAGATGAAATCCTTTGTAAATATACCGCGCTCACCAAGAATATCAGAGGTATCTGCCAGAAACTGCAGGTCCCGGTCGAGCGCGTGACCCATAACGATTCCATCCGTGTTTTTGAGAATAAACCTGACCGCCACTTGGAGCGCCATTTTCAAAGTCGGAACCTTGATGACCGGAAAGTTATTCTCGTGCGACAGTTGCTGAGATTTCTTCAACTTGCCTTGGACTCTCTCGCTCAACTCGACGGCCGGACTCTTCAGAGAGTTTCCGATGATTATGTTTACCCCAAGGCCTCGATACGTCTCGGTCTTGTTCACAAAGACCGGAGCATGTCCGCGACCAAAAGACGCCCAGTGCTTGATCGTCTCAAAGTGGCCAGTCACGATTGAAATGTCGTGCACAAGCGACTTGCCATTTGCAAGCTTCACCGATTCGCAGTCTATGAATGCAATGTCCATGCATTGGATGCGGGTATTTTCTCTAACTGTATAGTAGATGATACCTCTCTCTGTATCCCTCAGCCACTTTGGCTACAGTTCGAAAATACCAGTCCAGGCGCGACTTGCAGCCCTGCTTCGGGCCGCGAAAAAGTACGGCCACATGTCGGTAAGTACCAGATTGACCTATGTTATTCGCCGGACCAAGGATCCAAAGACCAAGCTTATATTTCAATCAGACAGAGATGTAGTTAGGAAATTTTTTAAACGCGTAAAGTGAATATATAAAGATTTTTTACAAGGTTCCTCTATGTTTGTTGAAATTCTTAAACGCATACACGAATCTTTGGGCCCGGGCTATTCAGAGGCTATCTATCACAATGCACTCGAGATTGAACTTCGTCGGCTGAACATCCAGTACGAAACTGAACGAATCATCCCCGTTACCTATCACGACCATGTCATAGGTAACCTCAGGGCTGACATTATCGTCGACCGCTCATTCATCATCGAACTCAAGGCGGTCCGATCCTTGAGTGACGAGCACGTGGACCAAGTCAGGCGGTACCTACAACTGACAGGTATCAAACGAGGTCTGGCTGTCAACTTTGGACGCAAGTTAGAAACGCGTGAAGTAAATCTTGACGAAGAATAAATGGCGAAGAAAGGGTTTGTTTACACGTGGAAGGATTCGACGGCGGCTGACAAGATGAAGTCTCTGAACTTGGACTGGTACTATACCTGGAGTCCAAATCAGATTAACGGTCTCAATATTCCGTTTGTTCCTATGATTTGGAGCCCCAAGCAGCTTGGTAGCCTGCCTACACTCAAGGGTGACACCATCTTGGGCTTTAACGAGCCCGACCGGTCGGACCAGTCAAATGTTTCAGTGGCTGATGCTGTTCGCCTCTGGCCCCAGCTTATCCGGACCGGTAAGCGTATTGGTAGCTGTGCAACAGCCAGCAACCCTACAACCCCTGGTTGGCAGCAGGATTTCATGACCCAGACCAATGTCGGGGTCGACTTTATCACCGTTCACTGGTATGCACCACCCAACGCTCACTCACTTCTGGCCGAGCTCCAGACTCTGTATGAGGAGTACAAGAAACCAATCTGGATCACCGAGTTTGCAGTTGCTGACTGGAAGAATATGACCGGTGGTTTTGCCAATGACAAGGTTATTGAGTTTATGAAGGATGTTCTACCGGTCCTTGACGAGCTTCCTTACGTCGAGAAATACGCATGGAAGACTCGGTCACCCTCGGATGCGAATATGGGCACAAGTGCTCTTTTCAACGATGACGGGTCCTTGACTGATCTGGGCAAGGTGTATGCGGCCCACGGTACTCGCTGTGCGTGCGGGTGCGGGCCGGACTGCACGGGTTGTGCGTGCAATTGCGAGTGCTGCCCCCACCCTACTCCAG